TATTGATGACGTTCATTGGGCTCGCTTGGAAGCCGAACTGCGTAAAGAGAGAATCCTCTATGAATCAATGACAGATCGTGAAGTGTATGAATCTGACCACCGTGAACAGAAAACAAAGAAGGACGGGATGTGGGTTAAGCAAAAGGACTCATATTCCTCAGGAAAAGACCCGTGGCGATCGGGACAAGTCCCGGCAGATACGTGGAGCCCTAAGCAAGATAGGTGGTTCTAAATGGCTCATCTCAAACTGGAAATAGCTGACACAGCCGATAAGCAAATGAAAGGTCTGATGTTTCGTCATAGTTTGCCTTCAGATCGAGGTATGCTGTTTAAGTTTGAGCAGAGTATTGGTCATTCATTCTGGGGAAGAAATACATATATACCACTAGATTTGGCTTTTATAGGTCACGATAACAGGATACTTCAAATCGACCGAATAACCCCACACAGTACAAAACATATTAGGAGTAATTTTCCGTCTTCGATGGCAATCGAAGCTAATGTTGGCTTCTTTGAAGAGCATCAGATAAAACCAGGGGACCGAGTCGAAATCGATGTGGTAGATGGAGTGTGTATAGCTAATTTTAGGAAAGAATCGTAGAATGAAGAGGCTGGTTAGTCAATTATTGATGGATGACCTCATTAAAAGCTACACGCCAGATGGGATTGTAGTGGAAGATAACCTTCCGGAATATCTATTAGATTCTAATATTCCAGATAATACTCCAAATACTCCAGTAGTTGAGGGCGAACAGCCACGCGAAACAGATGAGGCAATTACCTCTGAGGAAACCCAACAAGGCTTATCTCCTGAGGTCGAAAAACAACCGATGGCAGATATCGAATCCCTTATTGATGTCGGCATAAGGACCAAATCACTCATCGGCTTCCATTACATTACGTTAGACGGTATTTTTGTAGGTTTTAGGATAGTCGAACCACACTATGTATTTATAGCTGAGGGGACGGGAAATAAGATCTTGGTAACTTTTGATCGAACGGCAGGAGATATTCGTGCATTTGTCGTAGGTAACAGGATGTATACGGGGGTACTTTACACAGGAGCCACGTTCCAGCCTCGAAATGAGATTATGGGTGGGGCGTAAAAGTCGATTCCCTGGAGACAATAATGGACCCTAAACAACATTTTATTGATTTAGCGGGTAGTTGTGACAGAAATGGACAAGTGGTTGCCGCCGAGGCTATCGATCTCCAACTTCTAAAAACAGCATCATTTGATAAGGTTAGCCAATATGTTGGAGCAATTGGCTATGTCTTGAAGCAACATCGAGCTATGGCTAACTGCTTGCGGCGTAAGAGAGTCGGCTCGAACCAGCCGATGCAAGACATTGTTCTATCTTGTCTCAAAGAATACCAAGATTCCCAAGATTATGCTGACACTGACTGGACAAAGAAGTATGCTGAAGTGATCCAACAAAGACCAGAATTGTTCGACATGGCCCACCTGGCGTTTATTGAAGCCGTTGATGAAGCCAATGAAATAGGGCAGGACATCCATAATGTGATGCAAGTTAGGGAGATATTGCGTGAAGCAGGCCAGACTGACGAATATCTCGATAATCTAGCTAGTACCCTAGAGGCCCTCGGCGGAATGTTAGTACAAGAGGCCGAGTCGATCGGTTTCACCAAAACGGCTCAGTATAACAGGCCTGATTCTCCTCGTGGCAATTGGTCACAATTCTGGTCACCAAGTGAGACAACCTGGTGGAATCCGTTAAGTTGGTGGCAGTCACATCGAGAACGAGGACAAAAGAAGGATCTGCGTTATGATGCCGAAAAATTACAGAAACTCCTTCAGGAGATGAGGGTTACAGCACAAAGGCAGTATTCGACCATTGCAAAGTTAAAAACTCAGACCCAATCTGCTATGTTGAGGGGCAAAAATCTTGATCCGGCTGCCCAGCAGGACATGCAACAAATTTACAATAGTCTTGCCCAGATTGAAGCCGGGACCAATATTAACGATGCCATTTTGGCATTGGGTCAAAGCCTCAAATCCGTTCAACAAAATCCGAACCTAGTCGCTGGTGGTCCTATCACAGCCGTTTTAGGTGAGATTAAGAATCAAGTCGCTGGTATGCAACAAGTTGCAAACGAGATGGATGGACAAGTTAATGAGATGTGGCAGATTTTCCAGGACTTGACACAACGTCCAGCTATCGAAAACAATATAAACGTGAGAGAAAATCTCGCCACTGCCCTTCAGGACGTGACTAATTCACCATTCGACATGGAAGCGTACAAGCGTACAGAACGGGCTGTAGCCAACGTTTTGAATACGGCCGAGGGTCGTCGCCAGCAGTGGAGTACTGAAACTCCCGAAAGCCTTCCTCGTGGTGCTAGTCCGGCAGGAGCCGGTAATGGAACCGGAGCCGGAACAGGTGCTGGAGGTGGTGGGGCTGGAGCGGGAGCCGGTGGTGGAGCCGGAGGGGCTACATCTAGTGTAGACATGAGTCAACTTGGGCAACAGGCCGAATCATATGCCCAAAGTTTAACAGATGAAAATGAAATAAGAGATATAATGGATACGATTGGACCAATAAGTCTAATTCCTGGTCTAGATCAACAGGTTGTTGATATTCTGGGTGCTTTCTTTAACGCATTAAGTCAGCAGTACCAGACACTTACTGGCCAGCCCGCTCCAGCAGCAATGGGTGGTGGAACTGGCGGTGGACCTAGCAATCCAATGCCGATGGCATCGGCCAGATTCGATATGACAAAAGAATCTGATGTTAAAAGATTTTTCGAATCTTATATGAAGCTAGCCAAAGGATTGGATCAAGTCAACAAGGAACTAGCAGATGAACTAGACAATATAATGGAAGGAATGTCTATCGACGAGCTAGATAAGATCCAGACGCCAGCAGTAAGTAGAGTTGTAAAAGACTAGGCTACATTTAGAAAAGAAAAGATTTTGACGAAGGTATTTTGGTAGATAGGTGTAACAAATAGGAACGGAGAACTAGCGTTCTAAAAGGAGAGCGTCATGATGCAGAATCCATTTAATGTTGGTTCGACTATTGCCTACCCTGTTAGTGGCGGTCCGACCTGGCCAGAGTTTGTTGAAGGTCTAATCGCTGAGCAGATGGCGAAGTCGGCGGAGGCAGAAGCTCCAGCGGAAGCTCCGGTGGAACCCCAAGCTGCTGCTCCAGAAACCCCGGTAAAGGCAGCCGAGACAGAAACTCCGGCAGAAGCCCCGGCGGAAGAGACTTCTGAACAGCAACCGGAAGCGGAAAAGGTTGCCAGTTCGGACGTTGAAGTCAAGGTGGCAGAAGCTCCTGCAACTGAGGAAACGCCTGAACTAGATGCCTCAGTTACGATTGCCGAGGCGGAAGACACCGTGAAGACGGCCGTTGCCGATCCAAACGGTTATATCAAGATTGCCTCTTTGGAGCGACCGGAAAGACTGAAGCTTTTTGCTGCCCTAAGTTCGAATGCTTCGAACTTGATCTGGAATGATAAGAATAACAACCCGTTGAGTTATGTCGAAGGCATGACCAACGAGAAGTTTGCAAACTTCACTCCAGAAGAGAAGGAATGGTTTAAGTCATTCTGGCGAACCGTACATCCCGAGGATTTCGTTGAGAAGATGACGGCTGATAGATAAGTCGTCTTGTTCTTCGTCCTCAAGGAGGGATGTGATATGCCAATTGTTCCAGTAGGTCGCCGACGCGAGCAGGTGGGGCAAGGTCCGTTCCAGAACGCCTCGTTTTACGATGGCGATTTTTTCAAGAAGCTTGCTTTACTCATGCCAGACGGAGCGGGTGAAACCATTCCCCAGGGTGCCCAAGACCAGCCTGGAACCAGGCAGTTTGGTGATCTTGATGCTGCCATGATGGGTACATCCGATCAGGGCATGAATGCGGCTATCCAGCAAAGCGTAGCCGATGAAAACGCTCCTCCGAAGGGAATAACGGGTGAGGATGTCATCGAGCTTAACAATGACTTGATGGGATTCCTTAATAACCAGAATCCTCCTATTTCGGCTGAAGTTTTGCTAGAGGGCGATCCCAATGCTGAATGGACTCTTGTGGCCAAGGGTCCGAATGTACAGGGACAAACGGCTGTTACAGTATGGAAGATGCTCAACGACTACAACCTTGAGAACTCTTTAGGTTTGAAAGTTGAGATTAGAACGCAGGGTACGACCGGACAAGGTTATACTGGCCAACAACCACAGACGGAACCCTGGCAAGTGACGCTTTCTCCGAACAAAGATAAGAAAGAAACAACGGAACAGACAGGATTAGTTGTTCCGAAAGCAAGAGCTAGTAAATAAATTGCGAGAGGACTAATCATGGCAAAAATCACAGGTCATTCCATGCAGAATAGTCAGGTTTTTGACAGCCTTGTTAATAACCTGGAAGGAGCCGGGATTACTATCCCTCAGCAGGTTAAAACAGCCAGTGCTTTTCCGGAGGGAATGGATATATTCAGTAGCATGACTGAAGAAGATATGAAGATCGCCCAGCAAGAAGATTTGGACGATGTTCTTAAAGAACTTCAGTGGGCTGCTGACCGGGCGGGCGTCACCATCACTGCATCTGATCTAGGTGAGTTTGTGGCAGTCGCCAGAGAGAAGAAGTTGCGAGGACGCAAACTGGAAAGAGAAGCTCGCAAATTCTGTAGCCATCGTGTAGGCCGTGATGAGGAGATGACTTCCGGATTGACTCGCGTCCCAAAGGAAGGCCATGTAATGGACATGCCAACGAGTCGCCATACTATCACGGGAGCCTCTAGTCCAGTCAGCGATATGAATACAGCCAATGAAATTGGCAGATTTCATGGAACCCAAAACCCTAATAGTATTTGGGACCCGCATGCCCTAGACAAAAAGGCATCTGAAAAGCAAGGTGATGAACTTATTCGAGAAAGCATCGAAGCAAAGCGACAACATATGGAGCAAGAGCGTCAGCGTATGTGGCAGGAGATCCATGCCAAGCTGACTGAAAATGGTCCTGCTCTTTCCAAGGGCATTCAGCCAACTAGCGACGGCGGACCAAAAGAGCATGCGGCTCATAATCCACCCATGAGAACGTCAGATCTGAGTATGTTCTCCGGTGATCGTGATTTCGGAGGTCTTCCTGCTCGTACTGACGGCGAGAAGCTAGCCGACCAGAGAGAGCTTCGTGAGAGAGAAGTGGAAGATCATCGTGCCGACTGGGATAGACTCAAGGGACCAATGAAGGCTGCAAGCATGTCTGGTCCAAACAGTATTTTCGGTACTCCACCGCCTCCTCAGAATACTCAGACGAGCCAGCAGAGATCAGCCTTAGATAAGCTTTTTGAAGGATTTACATCACAATAAATGGGTGTAACCATGGTTCTAAGGAGTGGCAGGTGGTTGCTTTTAATCTTACTAGGCAATCCCAAGTAGAAACAGGTGAAGCCCCCGACGCTGATGCGGGGGCTTTTGATTCTAATACTATCGTTTTAGATACTAGTGACGATCTTTCCAATCAGCTTACCCAACAACAAATGGATGAATTACGAGGCGATATGGAGGAGAATTCTGATTCGCCCATTGATATTCAAGTCCAAGAACTTCGTGATGCGGAGAAAATCCTAGCTATACGGGATTTTTATGCAAGCGGACGTGACCCCACTGGGCCAGATAAGTGGAATGATTTTAGGCAGAAGATCACTCCTGAACGTCTTGATCGCGTAGACAACTACGATACAGTATTCGATCATGAAAGGTTAGAACCTTTCAAGCGAGAAATGTATGATCAAACTATGGCCCGCCTTAGAACGGGTGATCCAGACGCAATTGCTGCTGTAGCGAGTGAAATTTTAGCCTATCGAGATGACAAACTCTTATTTGCAAGTTCTCTACGAATCAAGACAGGTCAAACTGATTTTTTCCCGGTACAAGGAGAAGACGAGTTCGTTGCTCGTCTAGCAGACGAATTAATGTCATATGATGGAGAAAAAGGTGAAAATGATTTAAGGGCAGAAAGGGCCAGGCAGGCTGTATTGGAATCCGTTAGCCCGGCCGCTGAAGAGGAAGCCAATAGCTCTCTTGAAGCTGTCCAAGAACTAGATGCTGCTATTGGCAGAGAGCGAGCCGAAGAAATACTAAGAGAGGTTTATCGCCGATGGGTTGCCCCGATGGCAACTAACCCGGCAGGCCAGGAAACTCTAGAAATGGAGCCGGAAACCATGGCAAGTGACCAAATACCAGGTATCATAAAACATAATCTTGCTGATGAAGTTAAGTCCAATAAAGAGGCTGATTGCGAATCTTGCAAGCGTGATAGGATGCAAAAACAGGCCTCGGCCTCTCAACACTTTGGTGCCGAATATGTTATGTATGGCCCGAGTGAAAAGAGGATTTGTCCTAAGTTAACAGGAAAACAAATGGGCGACATCGTTTCTGAATCAACATGTCGTTATCACTGTTTGGATGGGATCGTCATTGACGACAATAAAGTGGTTTGTGGCCAGGCTATCTTCAGAGCCCACCTAATGGACAAGTTTTCTAGAGATTTCGTCGATGCAGATGGAAATCTAGTTGGTGGGTATCTCAATAAGCGTTTCGAGCAAAATCGCCAGGTACCAGAAGAGAATAAAATGCGGCTTAAGCCGGGTGAAACACGCAAACCCCGACCAGCTTCTTGGGGGAGTACAGAAGCTAGAATGCAAGCTATGAGAGAAGCAGAAGGTGAAAAACGAGGCTACAGACCTACCACTGATACAACGCCGCCCTTCAATTACAATAGGGATTATGACCGCAATAACGTAGAAGTACCAAAAGCTCCAGCAGAGAATCGTCCTCGAAAGGCTGCTTTCAACCTGTCCGAAGTTACCAAAACTGCCCAAATTGATGACGGGCCGACAACTAGAACCGGATTTGAGTCAGAAGGGAAAGAAGTGAAATGTCCTAATTGTGGCCAAAGCCAGTGGGCAGCAGATTGTTGTGTAGATGATGATGGTCGCTTTGCGGATTTCCAGTGCAAAAGATGTCGTAAAAAGTGGTCCCAGCCTTCTCCGGATGCACCGACTGGACGCCCAGGGCTGTCGTCATTTGTATCTGGCGGAGAACCAGATAAAACTGCACAATTTGATGATGAGCCTGGCGAAGATGTTAAGATGGTAGAATGTCCTGGATGTGGTTCTGTACAGTCGGCCGCAGAAGCAGAGCTAGGTGGGCTAGGGAACCTTATGCATTATCGCTGTAGATACTGCGGAGTAGATTTTAGCCACCCAAGTCGTAAAAAGCGTAAAGAAATGCCCGTAATGGCAAGTCAGGAAGAGTCAGAGTGCGAAGATTCTAAAAAAAAAATTTGACTGAAGAGTCTAAAATAGTAGAAAATAATGACGCCCACTCTGCCAAGAAAGCAGATGTGGGCGTTTTTAACTTAAGACGGCAGAAGCTTCAACCACTTCCAAGCGGACTGGCTTTGAGTGAAATTCGTCTGCGACTTCCCAAGGAAATATTGGCTCAATTTGCAGATGAAGATAGTCAGCAGGTGGACGAAGAGGCTTTGGATCTTTGGTTGTCAAATCTTGAAGACGATAAGCTAGATATAATGAGAAGGAGTCTATCTGATGTCGCCACCCTTCTTCGGCTTAAGGAGGAGGACGACTCTGATTCAGACGAGAGTAGTAAGGCTCTCGCGATAGATGGTTAATCTTTTATTCGGAGGAAGATATTATGCCTTCAAACGTTGGTTTGGTCTTCCCCGACGACCCTCGGTTTTATGAACCCCTAATCATGGGTGATCCCTATGAGCAGGGCCTAACTCCTCAAAGTCGTCGGGACAATTTCATCAAGGAAGCAGTAGAGAAACTCGGGGCCGATCAAGGGACATTCAAGTATGGCCGATCAGCCGCTGCGTCTTATCCAGAGCATTGGCTGAGAATGGCTCAAGCAGTTGGTGGCGTCAATAATGTAATGACGCAACCAATGTGGTTTTCACCACTCCACACCCCACAAGCCTGGCAAATTGCGAGTAAACGGAGAGAGATTTATAATTGGTGTAGATTCTTCTACTCCAATGAACCAAAGGTAGCTGCGGCAATCGATTTCTATAGTCGCTTCCCCATGAATGGTTTCGATTTAGAATGCCCAAATACGAAAATCCTAAAATGGTTCGAAAACAAAGTCGTTAAACCACTCAAGCTTAATGATACTTTCAAACAGATAAGCAGCGAATATTTCATGCTGGGCGATGTATTTATCCACACAGATATATTCTGCCCTGTCTGTCATGGTCAAGCATATGACCCGAATACGGGTGAATATTGTAATCATCCGGGCGGACATATCAAGCGAGTGCAGATTCTCAATCCCGATTGGATCGAGGTACGCCAGCCGCTGCTCGCGGAAGAGGCAGATATTGTCCTAGTTCCTGATGAAGAAATGCGTCGCATTGTTCAACAGAGACGACCGAAGAAAATCTATGATCGCATTCCTGAGCAAATAAAAGCTTTCATAGCTCAAAAGAGACCTATACCTCTTTCCAATAGAACTGTTTCTCACTTAAAACATATGCCTGTACCATATGGAACGTATGGAACAAGTCTTATTAGAAGGTTGTTTACAACTTTGGCATATAAGACAAAAATTATGACGGCCAACTGGATTGTGGCTGAGCGTCTTATTCTGCCGGTTCGAGTTGTTAAACTTGGAAGCGATAATCGTCCAGCATCTACTGCTGACATTGCTGATTTGCAACAGCAGCTTGCAGCAGTCTCAAATGATCCTAATGTTACTATTGTAACTCATCATAATTTTGATTATGAATGGTATGGTGCAAGTGGTAAAATCTTACAAGTTACCAACGAAATGGAATACATCGGGAAGGAAATCCTCGATGGGTTTATGTTGAACCAGGCTCTTCTCAACGGCGAAATGAGTGGTTACTCATCTGCCCAAGTCGGTGTTGAAACCCTGATTCGCAGAATCGAATCTTGGAGGTTGGATCTTAAAGAATGGGCAGAAGAACGTATTTTCCGTCCAATCGCTGAAATGCAGAATTTCATCGACCCAGAAGAGTCGGAAGACATAGGTGAAACTGTATATCAGTACCCAGAGATCAAGTGGAACGATCTAAATTTGAAGGACAAGAGCAATTTCTGGCAGATTCTTTTGCAGCTTCATGAACGTCAAATCATTAGTACACAGACCCTCTGCTCGGAATTGGATCTCAATTACGACCAGGAAGTCAAGCGTATGCGTTGGGAGCAGGCCCAGGGGACCGCTGGAGCAGGAGCCCCTATGGGTGGCGGGGCTCCGATGGGCGGAGGTGCTCCCATGGGTGGAGCCGGGGGGGCTCCACCACCAATGGGCGGTCCAGAAGGCGGGGCTCCGATGGGTGGCGGCGAAATGGGAGCAGCCCCTGGTGGAGAAATGGGCGGTGGGGCTCAAGCCCTAGCCGCTTCTGGCGGCAAAGTGGTTAAGCCGGGAAAGGGGAAGGGTGGAGATCAGCAAGCATTGGTCCCACAAACGTTTCCGATAAAACTTACTTCAATTGAAATGAAAATGGCTCAAATGTTGACCGAGGTGGCCAATAGCCAAGGCATTGCCTCTCAACATGTTTTAGCTCAACATCCTGTTAGGGATGTTCCGAATCCTCATGGTGGAAAGCCGTATACCCTCGATTTCGCTATTCCCAATATTAAACTTGCCGTCGAATGCGACGGAGAGATCTGGCATAGTACTCCTAAACAAGCAGAATCAGACAAAGAGCGTGATTATTTGCTCGCCCAGCGAGGCTGGACCGTCCTTAGATTCGACGATAAAGTGATAAATGATGCTCCGCACGAGGTTAGGAAGACTATTAGTACGTATATTGGTAAGTTGAAGCAACATCCTAAGCCGGGTGTAAAAACTGGGAGCAAGAAGGACGGTAATGGTATTCATCTCTTTACCATGAGCAAGGGAGAGGTAAAGGAGATGTCTGGTAAATACGATGACTACATCAGGATAGTTAAGGTTAGATATAGCCTTAAAATTGAAGATAACGATCCGTTCGAAATGCTAGGTCTGTGATTTAGAAGGATAGCCTAATGATAACGGTTGAGGCGGGTAGAAGGAGGCTGCGAGACAGACATATCCGTTGGAAAGAAGAGTATGGTGAAAGATCTGTTCAGGCTAAAAAGAAGTTTGAATCGATGTTACCCGGCTCTTATTTCCGCTGGGAAGGATATGACTATGAAACAGGCCATCCTTACTACGTCGTTGTTGGCCCGGCTATTTCCAAAAAATATGGCAAGATGTTCTTTGCCGGAGTAAAAAAGCTCCCTAAGAACCCCAAGAAGAAAGCCTATAGTCCAAGTGGGAAATATTTTCCCACTTTGGCTGGGGCTTTATCTCATGCTGCCGAAATGTGGGGCACTCCCATGCCGCCCAACCGGGGGGCCTACCGCAAAGAAGATCTAGCTGCTGTGGATATCCCAAAACATATTAAGGGATGATAGATGTCCGACCAAAAGAGAAAAGTCCAAATTGTTCCGCTTGATGATCTCTATGAAGGTAATGCGGAGCTTATACGTGAAGCAATGTCTCAATTGCAGGGCGTTAGGACTGCCTCGAACTCTTTCTCAAACATTCTTTGGAGTTGGGTCCCGGCTACCGATCAGATCGAGCGTACATCTACAAACATTCGTGATACCTTTAGCAAGTACTTCGTGAGCAGAATGGGTCAAGAAAGAGTCCCATTCACTCCCGGAGCCTTCAAATTACAGCCTGAAGGTTGGCAGGGTTGGACAGAAGTCGATGGGGAAGGCTTCAAAGATATACCAATCGATGGGGCAGAACGGATTCAAAACATTAGTCGCGGGGGCGAACAGAGTCCATTGGCTCATGTTTGTTTCCGTCTACGTTACAGGCGTACCATCCTGCCTATCAACAACGATGAAGCCCGAGTCCGGTCAATGGATATCATTGAGTTAATCAATGAACTGATTAAGCAGCAAGACCCTAATATCCCAGACGGAGTAGGAATTCATGACTTAATTCATGATCTAGAAATGAACCTGATACCAGTTATGCCTCATTACGACTCTTCGGTATTAGGCAAGGGGGACAGGGGTGGCATTGATAGTAACAATCTACGAAGTTTTCTGTCTCTAGATCGTAACAGGGCCGCATATCAGCCACATCGAGAACAAATGGAGAAGTTTGATCAGGCCATTGAGTTCGCTCTACATTGGTCGGATATGCTTTCACGCCGTGCTCCGAGCCGAGATGTAAGACGCAGAGCAACTGATATTAAGCGGTATATCCGAGCCAAGGCCGAGAATTTGCCAACTGTTTCGACTTCGACTAACCGGAAAGAGCGAATGTCGGTACCGGTAGATGAGATTCCGACAATCAAAGAACCCGGCTACTTGATGAGGGGTATATCCAATCTTATTGCTCGTGGTTACAGTCTGGATGAGAAACAACTTCGTAAATTAGTCTACAAGTTGAAAGAGGATCGTCTTATCTCACGTGGTGATGTCGATGAGGGGTCTCGTCGTAACATAGAACATCATTACGAGCAGATGATTCAGAACATTACCAATGCGTATAAATCCGCAAACAACGCTGGAAGAGGACGTAATAACTGGTTTGATCGTTTCCTTGCTAACCAACCAGAAGATGACATTCTTCTATCGATAGGAGATGAACGCCCTTATGATAATGTTCGCTTTATGCGTCTGGCTCGTGATGGTTCTCGCTTAATCCGGAAAGAGGACTTTATGCGTGAGCATCCCAGAGACCACTGGTCACGGCCTGCGTGGCAGGAATTTCGTGCAGGATGGGGTTACGCTCTAATCAATGAAGCAGATTTTAATCGCTTTATGCTTTCATTTGAACCTATATACGGCCCGTATATGTGGAGCCGTCCTCAGTGGCAAGAATTCCCCCAGAAACCAGGATACGGTCGGATTACTCTACAACGAGGCGGCTTGGATGTTAGCCGTTTATCATTTGAGATTGTGGCAGAATATGAGAAGCAAGCTGCTCGCTCTCCGGAAGAACGAGCAGCAGGGATAAAACGAGCCCGGTCTCGAAAGCCAGAAATTAAGGCCACGTTCTACTGCCCGAAGCTGACCACTGAAGAATTGCAATTGCTGGCTCAGTCTATTACCAAAAAATCACCACAAGCATTTGATGCTCTAGAGGGCCACTTTGTTGTTCCCGATACCCCGGTATACTACTACGCAAATGGTTTTGATACTATGCGAGTAGACCCAACTCTGGTTCGTTACGTCAATATGGTCCAAGATCTGCTGAAGCAGATCAATCCGGCCTTGGCGGCTCAAATGCCAGAAATGCCTCGTCATTTAACTATGCATGCCTTTCCCTCTATTCGACAGGTTCCTATGCCACAAGAGGAGCTTTTGCCAGGTGAGAACCTGGTAGAGAATATTGATGATGGCAACTTGGGTAGAAAGCATCTACTGCGTTATTGGCAGTTCTCTGATCGAGGAGAGGAAGTGGGGCTAGCCAATATCATTGAAAAGTACTGTATGAGTGGACTTGTAGATCGATGGTATGACGCTCTTAATAGAATCAGTGTCGGGTCTGTTCGCAGCCCGGACAAAGATGTGGAAAATGATGTTCGCTCGATTATTGCAGCCATTATCAATGGTCGCACAAATGCTGATAATGTTGGTTTCGCGATCGGTAAGTATGGGACTTCTGCATTCGATTCAACATTGAGCCCGGAACAGCAGGCAGACCCCGAATTATTCGGCGATGGGGATCTGACCACTAACTTTATGGATAGTTTTGTCCGGCCTAGCCTACCTTCTGCCATCAAGAGTGTGAATCAACTGTTGAGACATCTAGAAAGTGATGAATTCAAGCAGGGTAAGTACTCAGTACATGGCGAGCAGGGCGAGCCAGTAGTCCAGTTGGGGAATCCAGCCACTGGAAGAGATTTGTTTTATAAGGTACATCTTATTGTATCTGATTTGCAGGAACAATTGCAACGAGATATTTCGGGCAATTGGTTTTTGAACTACGCTCTTGGCCAAAGCGATGATCCAGAAAAGAGCAACCTTCAAGCTCTTCGTGATAAGGCGGGCGAGAGTGGGTTCGAAACAACTATCAGAACGCTAATCGACGAAATGCGTCAGATCGAAAAAGAACAGGACTCACAATATGCCTCCAAGGTCGAGCAAGCTAGACAAGCAGGTCTACGCAAGCCTCGCAAACCTCGCAGACCACAAAAATGGGTCCAGTTAAGAGCACAACTGGCGGCTCTACTAGAGCGAGGTCCAGAATTAGCAGGTTCGGTTATCGAAAGTGAGAATGATCCTCGTCAAGCCTATATGAGCAATTTAGACTGGTTTAATACGGAAGCCTTTAGGTCAGCGAACCAAGCTTTGACTGACATTCCTAATGAAATCTTCTCCAAGTATACAAAAGACTTGCAGAGGATGGCTAGCGAACTGGTCCAGATGTATCGCAATGGCAAGTTTGGCAGCATGGCCGGTCGGGAGAATGACGAGTTATCAGCTTGGGATTGGCTGACCAAATGCCTGACTCGTCTCACCGATGTACAAGTTGGTGGTCGCTCTTTGGCAACATTACCGGCTCGTTACGGCAATCGGAAGCTGATCTCTACAGGAGCCCCTGCAAATGTAAACAGTCGCATCACTGCTGATGGTTTTAAGGCATGGAAGCAATATGGTTACAAGCTTTCAAAGATAATGGACCTAATATCAGCTATATCCGTCAGGGCTTGTGCCCAACAACGTTCGTATTCGGGAGGGGCAAAAGCCTATGGAGTTGGGTATTCAACGGCATCAGGTAAAGCTGGTGGTGGTGAAGTAATGCTTGGGGTTCGGTATGCCTATCGAGCTTCAGATTACAAAGACTACTTTGTTAGTCCCGCGAATAGAGAGGCTGATGTGACAGGCCATCTTGATAGCTATTTCAGTACTCTTAGACGTGCTTTGGGTAAGCGTCATATTCGTACAGGCGACGTTTTAACGGCACGTACTCGTAATTTCGAGCAGGGAGACTGGTTACCGGATACATTGGAGTATAGCCAACAAGCTGCTCGGCGTGGTGGTTTTGTAGTAGTAGAAAATGTTGAATACTTTGTTGGTATAGCTACATCAAATAAACATTTTCACAAGACTCTGCATCACAGTATGAATTTCAGAGATTCGTTGAACTATCTATATACTCACTATGCAGATTCTTTTGATCAGACGCAGATTTTCATCGAGCCATTCTCTATCAACTTAAAGAGTCTGTATGGTCACGTCAAGAAAGCTGTAGCCATGGCTCGGGATCAGGCGGCTACCAACAATGCTGCGTTGATGTCTCCAGAAAACCAGGAACGAATCCAGCAGATCAATCCTAATGCTTCCAGCCAGGAAGATGTTAAGATCGCGAAGGAAACACAAACCCCTGGACTTGAGGTCCTATACATCGGCTCGATTGGCGGGGCTGAATTTCTTACTGACCAGTCCGTAAATCGGAATGAGGATGTCAATACATTCGAGAAAGATGTAGCGGATGAGAATTGGGATGTCGATCCAACTGGTCAAAGAACGTCTGGTATGGCCCAACAGTTTACTGACTTAGGTAATCAACAAAAGCAGGTTGATCAGGATTTAGAACCTGCTGAAGGCCCTCCAAGTGAAGAAGAACCCGATGCGGCCCCAACCAATATCATGGGACAACCGCAAGGCGTAAATATGCCTCCGGTTGCTGAACAGCCTGAAATACAGGAACCAGCCCAGCCTACTCAAGAGGTGGTACAGCCTGCTGCCGAACCAGTCCCAGAACAGACCGAACAGCCACCTGAAGAGCAGCCCAAAGAGCCTCCGAAAGCGATGGAAGCTCCTGCCAATTCTTTCTTTGTTACAAGAAGGTCAAAGGCACAGAAAGGTCGTAAAGGTAAGCGTATGGTGAGTAGAGCTTCTGTCGCTATCCAGAGATTGCTCACTGCCGCTGATATTTTGGATTCAAAATGTGAGTTCGGGATATCCAACAAAATCGATGAGTTGGTTTCGGAGATAACTAGCGATGCTAATTAAAGTTGCGAGAAATTACTTTACCGTATGTGAAATATCTCCACTTCACGTTCCAGTCTTAAGTGACTCCATTGTCAAACCCCAGGGTCTTTCAGCTTCACCAGACGCCATTCATGTGGCTTCCTGTCAGATTAAAGAGGCTAGAACAAAGGATGGGGATCTTAGCAGTAATGACCAGGTTTTTGATATAGAGGCCGAAGTTAAGAAACATCCCGATAGCTTGTATGTCAAAGTTTTTGCTATTAAAGCAAATGAAATGAACGATAATGGAGATTGGTTTTCTACGCAAGAATTGAGAAAAGCAACGTCAACATTCGTTGGGGTCCCAGTCTTTACCAATCATCAAAACTCTGACATAAATCAGGCAAGGGGGAAAGTAGTTCATAGTTGGTATGATCCAGACCGCGATGGCATTATGATTATTGCCCGCGTAGATTCAGAGGCATACCCACAGTTAGCTCGTGGTATTAAAGAAGAGTACATCGTCGGAACGAGCATGGGATGCAAAGTTGCCTACAGTGTTTGCTCCATCTGTCACCACTATGCCGAAACCCCCAAAGACTATTGTGAGCATATACGGGAAAGAAAAACTCGTCATATCTCCAGTCGCAATGTTAGATGCAGATTCCCAGAAAAGGGCCATGGCCCTTGTCCAATTTGTGGTTCGACAAAAGACGATATTAAGACCTTCAGTGTCAACCATAAGGCATACGAACATAACTTTGGTGTTGAGTTTATAGAGAACTCATTTGTAGTAAATCCGGCATGTCATAGCTGCGGCGTCACAGAAGTAATTGATACTTCTAAGTTTATTGCCAAAGTGGCTGATATCAGCCAAAGATTGCCTGGCTTACTTAAGGTCGCATCCCAGCAGAATCTTGTGTGTGATGACCAAAAATGCGTTCGTTATGCCAGCCAGCAAGATATAGATTCTCTCCATCAGGCGATGGAATTGCTTACAGATGTATCTAAGAATATTTTAGACCAAAAAGAAAAAGTAGATCTTGAATATTTAAGTGATTTAGCAAAGGTACTTGCTGATCTTCAGGGAGTCACGGATGAGCTAACCCAGCAGGGCTTTGGTCAACTTTCTACTACCGGTGCTCCTTCAGGTGGTCCGGCGGCTGGTGGCGGACAGTCTCAATTTCCTCCCCAGTCACAAGGTATGACTCCTGTTAGTCCTACTCCGGCCCCAACGTCGAATGTACAAGCAGGCCCCGCTGGCGGGGCCGGGACTGTAACTGGACCAATTGCATCCGATATAGGCTACAGAATGAACAAATCTGCAATTCTCCAAGGGACAAACAGACGCTCACTTGATCTAGCTAGGCGTCTGATCCGGTCTGTCAAGGACACGGATGAAAAGCGGTGTCTTGCCCTCAAGCTAGATATGAGAAAGCTTTAAGACGGAATTTTTCTCAGAAAAAGGCAGGACTCTGCTCGAAAACGCACAACAGTAGGAATTAGGTCGTAACCGGTATCGTGGCCGTGTAATAGGAGATACGCACATGTCTTCGATGGACCCTAAGTCTCGAATTAGTCTAATTTCACGTCTCAGCGAAAGTGCCAATCGAGTGAGTACTTCAGTTGGGACTCGCACAGAAGCCATTAATGGCGATTTCAGAGTGGTTCTTGCTCGTGATCAAGTCACCAGATTTTACAAAGGTGCTGAGTATGACAGCGTTGCTGTCACAGACCTGGATGACGAAATTATCGATAAGATCAATCAAAATCCTGACAAGGTAGCGGAAGACCTATGCAACTGCTTCATGGAAGATTTTGAGAAAGAAGCAGCCCATGCCACTCAGGATTCTACGACCTGGAATACCATTCAAGAAAAACAGCTTGATCGACAAAGGGTTGATCTGCATCCGCGTACCGAGGAATCCCCGGAACAGATCACAGAAAAACAGATCCCAGATCCGTCCCCAGGGTACCCGCAAGGTCAGCGTCCAGGAACCTATGATGAGATTACTGAGCGTCAATTGCGTAATGAAGGCTCGACCTTCTACAATAAGTCTCGTGATTCAGGCAAGGACCGGGATGAAGATCGTAACCAAGTCACAGAGAAGCAGTTAGATGATGACAAGAGCCGATTCAATGCCCCTGTCGGTGGCCTGAATCGTGGCGAAGTAGGGGCGGTTTTCGATGGTGGGCTGGATTCGCAGTGGCAGCAAATTATGCATAAGCAAATTCAGGAACTTCTCAGCCACCACGAATGGACCGATCCAGAAACCATTACGGAAGGCAAAGATCAGCTTGAGTCGCAGGACGGCGAATTGAGCCGCATGACAGCGGCTGATGCTCAGGAAACCATGAAACAGGCTGAAAAAGCACTAGCAAAGATACTCTTGGCTAGTGGTGTTGTACCCAAGCAGCTTCTAACTGTTGCTGGGCGACTAGTTTCTCATCCGAGTAAGTATGCTGTTCTGGCGAATATGATCGGTACCTATCAGAAGGTGAATGTATCTACTGAAGATATCGAGGAAAAGGTTGCTAAGGCGAGATATTGGGGTAAGTCGGCTAGTGCTCATGAAAACTGGTCGCCATCCCAGACTGCTGATGCCTTGATTCGCGTTCTAGCTTCTATCAAAGCTCCCGCGAAAGCCATTGTGGGAAGTTTGGTGGGCATTACTTCACGTCAAGATCTACAAGATCGCATTGAAAAGCAAACAGATCTACTCTTGACGGCCGAGCAAGTCGAGCCAACTCCACAGGATGAATTCGACATCTTCAAACGAGTTGCTGCTGGCGAATTTGATGACCCAACTGCTGAAGGCGAGGCAAAGGATGGACTGTATTCTTATGACGGCCATTTCGCTGAAATCGACGCCGACCCACGGAACAGAGAGGTCTTCGCAGAAGCTGCAATGGCCCATTCGATCGCCAAAATCAGCAAATCAGAACCAGATACGGAACTTCAAGGTCTCAGCCTAAACGTGGACGAGGAAAACAAGTGTTTCACGGCCATTATGAGAGATGCTAAGGCTGGCAATGAAACCAAACTCAGTCAGGACGAGATCGACAAAAGAGCGGCTCGTCGGCAGGAAATGGCGGACAAAGCCTTAGGGAAAGTAGCATCAAGCAATGCAACTACTAAAGAAGCCCAAATGCCTGCTGGTGGCCAAATGGGAGCCGGTGGGCCTGGAGCAGGCCCGGACATGATGAATCCGGAAGCTCCTCCGGGGGCAGGCGACATGGGAGGCGTTCCGCCTACCGAAAGCCTAACGCAGGATATGGCTCCAGGTGAAGGGGGCGAAGAGCCCACTGGTGAACCAAAGCCGCCTGGATCTTTATGCCCAGTTTGTGGCAGTACAGATGTAGACGTAGATAACGGTGATTTCCGCTGCAACAACTGTGGTGGTGAGGGCACGATTGAGGTCGATATGAACATTAAGAAATGGCCTGACGTTATCCAGGAAACCGAAGGTGAAGGCGAAGAAGGAGTTTCGGCGGAAGAAGCTGTTGCCGGAACCGAGGAGATGGCAGGGGCTGAACCTGCTCCAGAAGGCAGCGTAATGCCATCCGTTCCAGTCGGGGCGTCCGCAAGACTAACGCCGCGTACTCTCGAAAAGATCGCCGAAAAGAAGATCAAAATCGGTAAGATTTGTCCACGATGTGGTAGTTCAGAAACTGATCTGCATAAAGCAGCGGCTAGCGACGGATTGGATGGCTACTGCTGGACATGCGGCCAGGAATACAACTTCCAGATCCGTGGTGGCAAGGATAAGAAGCATCAAGTATTCGCTCAGTTCTTGTGGAACCCAAATCCAGCCAAATGCGATGGTTGCGTGACTCCGCTCAAGAAGGCCTTTATCGAGTCACTCGCTAACTACGGCATGACGTGGGATGAGTTCCGTAGCCTACCAGGCACCAAGGCCCAGGCGGATATGGTTCTCAAGATTGCGAAGGCTGGCTCATTGGATATTGCCAATGGGTTACTCGCTCCTCTCCCACTCGAAAAATGCGCCGCGAGTAAGCGTTGGGATGACCGGGCTCAGTTCGATAAGTTCCCGTCTGCATCCTGTCGTGAACTCTTAAAGAGACGTTGGGGAGAAAACGCAACGGCCATGTCCGGACCTTGCGAGGGAGCCAAATTGGCGGATTGCGTTTGTGACCAGCTTGAACGCCTTGGGATCTATACAGATGGCGTCGCCGCAAAGGTCGCTTCGCATATGGCCAGTAATGATCCACGGGTTTACAACCCGATTGAGACCTGCCAAACAATGTTGGTTAAGGCAGGTTACAGCCTAACAGATGCCAAGATCGCAACCGATGGCTTGCGAGCCGCATTTGCCCCCGAGGAAGACTTGATTATCGAGGGCATCATTCAGACTGCTGGCTTGTTCGATGAAGAAGAACCAATGGAAGGCCCGCTCGATGTTCCCGTATCGCCTGAAGAGCCGGAACTTCCTGGTGGTGAAATGACTAGCGAGCCCGAGCCAGTCGGCCTTGAAGAAGGTCCTGAAGATATGGGACCGCTCGGTGGTGATAAGCTTGATCTCGGTATTGAAGGCGACACAGTAAGTCTTAAACTCGATACGCTGCTTGACAAACTGGACCAGCTTGTCGATGTCTTGATGCAAATGAGTAACGGCGACATCGATGATTCACTGGTGGAAGTCGAGCCAAGCATTGATGTTATGGAGGGCGAAGAAGCCGCTCCAGATCTCGACGTTTCCGAGGTTACCGAGGAAACCGTTGAGAGTCCAGAAGAAGAGGGTACTGAAGAAATTCCTGGTTTGAAAGGCGAGGAAGAAACGGAAGAGGTAGGGGCCGAAGGGGATATTGTTAAGGAAAGCGAACCCGAAGAAGAAGGTGGAGAGGAAGAGGACAAGGAATGTTCAACTCCAAAACCTTGCTCGAAACCTGTTGAGAAGAAGGAGCCTGAACCGCAAGCGAAACCTGAAGGCGAGCAACCTAACTCCGAGAAAGAAACGACAGCAGAGGTAGCAGAAGAAACGACTGGCGAAGTCAAAGAGGCTTCAAAGCCAGCGGCCCCTGCTGAAGTGATACAAAAGGAGGCCTCAAACGTGACTACAGAACAGAACCGTCAAGCAGAAGCAGCAAGATTGAATTCTATGCTGATCAAGATGAAGACGGGATCGATTGGCAGCCAGCAATCAGGTCTAGATAATGTCTTTAACGGATTGGTAGAGCAGTTGGCAAAGCAGCAAGCCGCTAAAGCGGCTGCTGAGCAACCCGGCCAACAGAAAACGGCCGAGGCCGAAGGAACGGTCAAAACAGCCAAGTCTCAAGATTCTCAACAGAAGATTGAGTACAAGTCAGTTAAGCAAAAGAAAGTCAATGAGACTCCAGCCCAGGATACCGCAGGCAAGGTTCAGGATGGCGGCAAAATGGGTGATGAAGAGTCTTTCAAAACCAATGTAGAGGATGGTTTTGACGCTCCGAGAGCCCAAGCTACTATCGGCAAAGAAACTGCGGAAAATACGGTCAGCGAAACAGGTGATCAACCGTCGATTCCACAGGGTTCTCCTGCCATGAGTGGTGAGACCATTCGACCGGAGAAACAGACAATGGTAGACGGAAATCAAGGTAGCAACGAGCGTCAAGCGAGTGACGAGGCCGAAACTAAGGTCGCCAGTTACTCAGTAAGCAAAACTCATGCTCTTTATCCGAAACTTCTAGCCAAGCTAGCAGAGGGCGTACATACTGTCACATTGAACGACGGCAATACTTATGACGTGAAGCCCGAAGGGACAGATAAGCTAGTTCTGGCTAAAGTTAAGCAAGAAGAGCAACAAAAAATCGAGAAACAAGAAGGAGTTACGACAAAAAGTTTGAATAAGAAAGACGAACTGGCGGATGACCCGGATACGGGTAACGTCAGAGCGAATAAGACACATGAGCGTGCCGAAGACGAGCAAAAGCCGAATGATGGGGTAGAAGAGTTTGATACTCCGAAAGCTCCCAACGATGGACGGATCTCTAAGGAAGAGGATTCTGGTAAAGCAGAAGAACATCCTCCAGTAGCAATGGGTGGTGGCGTGAATCCAAAATACGATCAAAACGAGAGCATCCATCCAGAGAAGATTGATGAAACTCTAGGCAAGCGAAACGATATTTCAGCCACTGCATCGACGAATACGGATCAGAAATACGCAGCCCAGGTGGCAGGGGAAATGTTGAAAGCCGGAATGATTGAAGGCGTCGATCTAGTAGCAAAAATCGAAGAACTGTCGAGATTAACCCCTGAAACTCTGAAGGTAGTCGAACAATCAATCGTTGCGAAAGCAGCTTCAGATCAGGAAGCTAAAACCGCAGCCCAGACGCAACCAGGTATGCAGAAACAAGGCACTCCAGGAGCAAGCGAGGTGCTAGCAGCGTTGACGACAGCATCCGCAGCGACCCGACCCGTCGAAGTTCCTGGCGACGATCTTACAGGTCAGATCCAACAGGCATTTACGTTGGATAAACGGAATCGAGACTATGAGCGATTCAGCCAAGAACATCCGGTAGATAGGATGTTCCGATAAGAGCCTAACCCGTAAGTAGTACCGGGTAGGCCAAAAAAGAATAGAAGTATCCCGAGGGAAGCGTTTTCCTTTCGGTTAGAGCCATAGGAGATATAAGATGGCTGTTCAACCTGTTCATTTCGTTGTCGCTAGCAACATTATGATCAACCCCTCCGAAACCCCGGACATTCCTCAGGGTAGTATCGTTGGGCTAGATCCTACGGACGGTTACTGCGTCCTTGCTGCTGACACAGATACGATTACCCCGATTGGAATCGCCGCTGATTCTCGTTCGTCGGGCGTCACGTCGTATACGCTAGGGTCCGGTTCGGCCCTTAGTCGTAACCCGAAGACTTCGCTCACAGGGGCACTGATCGCTGGTGCTTTTGATGGGCAGTCGAGATTCACTCAGGTCCGCGTACCAGATAACTACAATGAAGTTTTTGCAGCCGGTAAGATGTCGGTTTACCACTCCGGCGGCGAATTCTGGACAGATCAGTATGAGACTATCGATGCTAGCGGAAATGCTTGCGAGTTTAATTGGGGCGATTTGCTCTATACCTCGCCAGCCCAAGCTGCTCAAGTCGATGGCGATACTACGGACGTGGCAAGCAACGGTGGAAAGTTCACCTGTACCGATCCAGGTGGGGCCCACAGCCTCCTCTGCGGTATTGTTTTGACGCCACCTACTGCGTACCCATCTGGCGTTCCAGGCGTTCCTACGAGCACTACGGACACCACGGCGGTTGACTGGGGTTGGGACCCGCAGCTTCCAGAAGGTGCCAACTCGTTGGCATGGGGTACTCTCCTGCATGTTAAGCTGACCCTGTAATAGCTTATTCATGTAGCGATTTGTCGTAGCTGTACAACTGATAATATTCTGGATATATACTATCTAGGATTTACCAAGGAGCAAGAGATGTTTGAGAAGGCAAACCTTACTAACGAACAAAAAGAGTGGATCGTTGCTCAAGCTTTGGAATCTCCAGAGGGTAGAGTAGCTCTCGCTCAGGCCATGGTGGAGCCCATCCGCAGATCTCTGGAATACCAGGCTGTTGGGCGTAAACTACTGTTGGTAGACGAGTTGCCACAAGGTGCGTACGCTCGGTACGAGCGTGACGTTGCCGCAATCGCACACATTCTCGGTCGTCGGGGTAGAGTACCCGATCAGATCGCTGAAGGTGAAGAACTGCTGGTTCCGACGTTCGAGATCGCCGCGAACCCGCAGGTCCGATTAAGCGAGATTAGGGCCCGAAGATTTTATATCGTCGATAGAGCCCAGATCAAAGCGAAAGAAGCTATTCAGAAGGAAGAAGATACGGTTATCTTCAGAACTCTGATGTCCGCCGTCGATACCCGCAACACGCAGATCGTTAGCGGCTCCTCGACCCTTTCGCACGAAGCTCTTAACGAATGCTTCGCCCTTATCGAGCAGCATGACCTGGTCGCCACCAGAATCATCATGCACCCGAACAACTACATGTACGTTCGTGGCTTCGGCCATGAATTCTACGATCAGGCAACCGTCCGTGAAATCCTGACATCAGGACTATTCGGACACCTATGGACCGCCGATATCCATGTGTCGTCTCGTATGGATGTTGACAGCGTCCTAGTCGTCGCCTCGCCTGATACGGTTGGCGTTTTCCCAATTAGGCAGGATATTACGGTTCTTCCTGCTGATGATCCGAAAGCTCTAAGATTGGGCTGGGTGATCTACGAGGAAATCGGCGTCGCCGTGATTAACGACTACGCGATCTCCAAGGTCGATCTGAGCGGTTCGACGGACGGGCTGTAAGCCGTACCCGAGAACAAGAAATGGCGTACAAGCGGGCAGACCAGACAGGTCTGCCCGCTTTCTTTTTGGTATCTAAGATATGAGTAGAGAATATCAACAAACTGCATATCCCGCTGATGTCGGTTACATGACCGGTGCCAACCCTTCAACTACCTCTTCGGATAAAGTCAGTTTCTCGATGTGGTTGAAGGTTCCAGTTGGTCTCGATATCGACCCAAATACTAACATAATCAATATATTAGGGATTAATAATTCTACTGATGGTGGCGATAATTTTCGATATTCCCTGGCGGCAGCAGATTATGGAATAGCCGTATATAGTGCATTATTGATAAACTATACAGTCACAGATCCTGCATATGGGTATACGAATCCTACCGAATTCTGCGTTCCTCATGATGGCCAATGGCATAATCTCGTTTGTACATATGATGATGCTACTCATACCTTAAAGTCTTATCTTGATGGAAGTAGCGTTCTAACCGGAGTACTAGTTTTACCAGGAGGAACGATAAAGAGTACTACTTTTGATCAGGTTGTTATACAGGGCTTTAGTGATGGAGCGGGTAACAATACTTTGATAGCGGAAGTAGGAGTTTGGACAAGAATACTAACGACTGAAGATGTAGAACATCTATCCACAGACCGCTGGGTACCTTCGTTGATCCCCAATTCTCTTTTTGGACATTATCGTTTGATAAACGATGTTGCCATAGAACCAAATGAGAGTGGCGATGGTCCAGATTTGAATAGTATCTATACTATGCCCTGGAGGGCCGACCATCCAGCCGATCTTGTCGTTCCTACCGAAGAGGAATCTACTCCTGTCGTAACTACTGCCGCCTATGGTGGAGCAAACATTCCATTTAGTCCTGATTCTACTACAGCGGATAATCCGCTGAAGTACAGGGCTACGACAATACAGCTAGCCAACTATGATCCAGATGCTTCATATACACAATGGCTCTTCCAGGTAGTTGATGAGGATGAAGAATTACATATAGTGAATAGGGGATACCCTCGCATTATCACTACACCAGACGATGTTGGTTCGATCCCGGAGGTCATTGAGGGTGGACTTGATTCTATATCGATACAGATTCCTAATGGGAAAAGCCTAAAAGTAAGTGCCAGGCAACCAGATTCTTCGATAACCGCTCTACAGACGTGGACAACTCCCGTTGTAGTCGAATCGCAGTTCCATATTAGTTCTCGTGATAGGGCTCTCATCCGAAGCGGCTTGCCGCTTCTGGATCATACAGCAGAGAGAATTTCAACCGGAGTCAGAATGACTACGTCATTGAGGTGAGAATAAGATGGCAAGACAAGTTACTACTGATGACACATATATGACGTTGTCGTCTAACTTTACGCCTGTAGTCGATTTCACCAGGGTCACTATTTCAATGTGGATTCAATGTCCTACACAGTTAACTAATGTTCCTCCTGGTAATTCATCTTCATTTATGGAATTTTTGAATGCTGGTCCAAATGTTGTATATCAAGTATATGAAGTCTATTTACCTGGCTTGCTAACAGGGTGGGTTCACAGGGCGAATCCCTACGGGTATTATGTGAAAAATACTCCATTAGTACCAGCTAATACAATTTGGCATCATTTTCTAATGACTTATGACTCTGATCTTGGAATGGTCGCGAGTGCAAATCCATACGTTGATGGTGAATTAATTACTCCTTTTCTACCGGTAACTAACTGTCCACCTCCTATAAAAGATCCATCAATAATAAATTCTGTTCGTATTGGCGGGCATGATAATAGTTCATTGGCTGAGGTAGGAATCTGGAACCGGATATTGACAGCAGGAGAAAGGTCTCGTCTTTACAACGATCGGTATACCCCAGAACTTATTCCTGATGGATTAATCTCTGCATGGCGTCTTTTGGGGAATGAAACTCCAGAACCTAATAGCGTATCGGACCAGCCCGGCCTAGCACAGCCTGCGAATCCTGCTGATGCTTGGACAAAATCTCAACATCCTGCTGGGATAATCACAGCACTCCCGGCCGTCACAACTGCCGCCTACGGCGGAGCAAATATTCCATTCAGTCCTGATTCCACCACGGCGGATAATCCGCTAAAGTATAGGTCTACGACAATACAACTTGAAAACTATGATCCTAATGCGACTTACACTCAATGGCGGTTCCAGGTGATTGATGAAGATGCCAGCCTCCATATAGTTAATCGTGGCTATCCTCGCATTATTACTACTCCTGATGATGTAGGTTCAATACCGGAATTGATAGAAGGTGGTCTCTCATCTATGTCAATACAGATCCCCAATGGGAAAACCTTAAAGGTGAGTGCTCGCCAACCCGACTCATCAATGCCAGATTTTCAGGATTGGACTGATCCCGTCGAGATCGAATCGCAGTTCCATGTTAGTTCTCGCGACAGGGCTCTCATCCGAAGCGGCTTGCCGCTTCTGGATCATACAGCAGAGAGAATTTCAACCGGAGTCAGAATGACTACGTCATTGAGATGAGCAGATTCCTGCTGCTTCTAATTCAGCATCCATAGCAGCCCTTAGCTTTTTAAGGGCAGCCCCCTTGATCTGATGGATTCTAGACCCAGTAAGGTCCATATCCTTTCCTATGTCTGCGAATGTAATAGCCTTCTTATGATATTCCGTACTCAGCAGTTGGTAGTATCGAGTTACTACCAACTGCTCTGTTTCATCCAAGAATCCCTTATTCTCCTGTAGAACCTGGATAAGGAGGTCCAGAACCTCATCAGAACGATCGCTTTCTGGCCGTTGCTCAGGATGCATATACAAGGATGGATCTGGATGAAGAAACCCACGAGATGCCGCTTTAGATGCCCGTATCAATTGCCTTGCCATAGCCTTTATGATTGCGTTGCTGGCATAACTGCTGAAGCGGAAGTTCCGCCATGGATCAAAGCTCAGGGCGGCTCGGTACAAGGCTTGCATGGCTTCAGACAGCAGTTCATTCTCCTCTAGTCCTGTTCGAGAAGCAAATCGTTTCGCAAAGCGAAAAGCTAGAGCGACATGCGTTGATATTATGATGTTTTGTATCTTAAAGAAATCTTCGAGGATCGGCTTTGCCTCTTCCTCGAATAGCAGATCAAGCTTCTGGAGTTCGTCCATCTGCGATTTAACGGAATGGAATGCTGCGAAGACACAGAACTCTACCCCCTTGTCGAATTTACGGAACTTCACGAGACATGGACAATCCCATGAGCCTTCGCCGCGTAGACATCTGAAACAGTCATGAGCTACGCCTTCCGAAGGGTCAGCAATTTGCTGATGGTTAAATTTTTGGCTGCATTGAAGTAGATGGTCGCGTAGCGGATCGGACAATTTAGACATTGGCTCCTGCCCCCAACTTACCTATCTTAACATACAGCAAGAAAGTTCTCGTGTCAAGAAGGAAACACGAAAAAAGCCCCCAACAAGTTGGGGGCTTTAATTCTTACCATGCTACATATTGTCAATAAGGGTTGAGTACCGGAGCCTTTTTCTGGGGCCCCGTGGGCCAGTAATCGATATGATCGGGCTGCCCTCTTCGCTTTGGCAGGATGAAGATTGGATCATCATGACCTGCCCTGGCTGGGGTTCCGGGTCCGGCTTCAGCCGGTTTCTTATCACCACTAGCCGTTCTCGGAACGGGCCATGTCTTTCCTGAGTCTTCGATTGGGACCTTGTTCAGTTCGTCTTCAGTCGGAATCTTTATCGACGGGTCAAGGATAAACGTAAGGTTCATCTTATCCATCCATTTCTTGATACGCCGGATAGGAACTATCAGATTAAATGTTTCACCGGCCCCTCGGACCAACATTCCGACGTATTCACCCTCGGCTTTCGTAAACACTCCGCCTCCCGAAGAACCAGGGAACGCCGTACAAGAGGTTTGGTCATACAGCTTACCTTGATACCTACGCCCAATTTGGCTAATGATACCCGTCGTTAGACTATTACTACCGAGTTGGCCTTGTAATGAACCAACGTGATAAAGTTCTAGACCTACGTCGGGGGGTTCTTCCTCTAGAAAAAATTTCGCGGAAGCATTCACAAAATCTCTTTTCAGGATTTTCAAAACGGCCAAATCCTCTCCATGGTCGGCCCCGCTGTAGCAAACTACAACAGCCAACATCTCTAACTGGCCGACTTTACGTCCATCTTCGTAGAGCGTCTGGATAACTTTTACATCGTCAAATTCAACGATCGTTCTCTTGGTGCCGGTTCTGGTATCGACGACCTCTCTGGTCTTTCTAAGACTAGTCACAACGTGACCAGCAGTTAATACGAAGTTAGTAGGGCCTCTTTTGACAACGACACCACTACCTTCTCCCATACCAGTGGATAAGGTTACTGAAACAGCTTGAAGAGACGATGCAATACTTGGTTTCTTTGCCTTGTGGGCGACCTTCTTTGCCTTTGCTGGAGCTTTGGCCGGGGTAGTAGTTGATTGACTTGTTGGCGGGCCAGCAGCCATTGCCCCGATAGACAGAATCACAATCAACAGTCTTGTCAGTTTCATGATAACTTTCCTCCTCGGAAAACAGTTCCCGAGTCATTGCCCTTGAATGACTCCATCGTCATTATAACGATAGCAATCTCAACTCTACTTCTTTTGACCCTTGTCGATTTCTGCCTGGAGTTGTTGTACTAGTTTTTTGGCTTTGTTGGAAAGGACTTTTGGAATATCAATATTGACCTTAACGAACATATCGCCTTTAGGTGGCTGACTGAGATTGTGACTTACCACAGGAAGACCGTGGTTTTTGAGTCGGAAAGTCTGCCCACTTTGAAGGCCTGCGGGCGTCGTGATCGTTAGTTTTTTGCCGTAAATTGACTGGAGGGAAAGTTCTTTCCCTAGACACGCATCCGCCAAATTGATACTAACCTGTTGTACCAGGTGGGGGCCTTCGCGTCGGAACTGGCGATGGGGAGTAATAGATACATTACAGAGTAAATCCCCTCTAACCTTGGTATCGGGATTGATGTTGCCTTGTCCGCGTACTTTGAGGGTGGTCCCATCTTCAATTCCACAAGGAATTTTCACGGCAACGTCTATATCTTCGCCAATCGTGCCAGAGCCTCGACAAGACTTACATTCATCTGATATGATAGAACCTTTTCCTCCACAACGAGGACAGGTGGTCCGCACCTGATGAAATACTGTCTTTTTCTCGACGGCCCCATAGCCATGACATTCGGGACAGGTCTTGTCCCCACTGCCGCCGAGACCATTACAGTCTTGGCAGAGTTTTTCGCGATGTATACGTATCTTTTTCGTGGCTCCAGTTGCTACTTCTTCAAGACTAACCCAAGTCGCAGTTCTTACGTGTGGGTTAAATTGACGTACATAAGTCTGGGCTGCTGGATTGATGTGTATCGTGAAACCATCGCCCATATTAAAAACTTCATCGATATTAGGTCCATGGAATCCAGAAAATATGGAAGACCATGGATTGTTTCCTCCGCTTGGTCCTGCTGATCTATAGGTGTATGTCCTTGTAGTCGTTCCGCCACCCGGATCGACGCTACCGAAATGATCAAATTGACGACGTTTACCGGCATCACTCAGGGTCTCATAAGCTTGAGCAGCTTCCTTAAACTTTTCTTCTGCCCCTGGGTTGTCTTTGTTGCGGTCCGGATGCCACTTCAAGGCAGCCTTCCGATAGGCCTTCTTGATATCCTCATCTGAAGCGGCTCGTTCTACCCCTAAGATTTTGTATGGATCTTTCATGCTAACCTTTTGGACTTAAGCATATACAGAAGTTGCATTTGATCAGTAGCCATTGTGTCACATAAAGTATTTATCTTGTTACCAGTATGTCCCCGAACATGCTTCCATTCGATCTCGATCTGTTTTACGAGTTCCAACAATTCTTCCCAAAGATCCGAGTTCTGGACTTCTTTGCCGTCTGATTTACGCCAACCTCGTGCCCTCCAAGCTTTCGCCCAGTATTGAATACTATTAACAAGATACTGACTGTCGGAAGTAAGAACAACCTTTTCGTAGCTTCCTTCTGGACCAACTTGATGCGTCAGGAGGTACCGCAGGGCCTCTATAGCGGCCCGTAGCTCCATTCTATTACTAGTGGTACCATCGACATAGGCCGTATTTGTTATGAGCGGATCAGCGTCGGGAGCGTCGCACATGGCCCAAGCCCAGGCCCCTACCCCTGTCTTATAATAGCACCCACCATCCGTATAGATATAGATGGTTGTTGCCGGTTCGGTTTGTTCTGTGTCAACGGTCATATTTCTATTATACTAGTCTTCATTAACTTCTTTCCATTCCTCATGGGCTAGCCTGGAAGCGGCTTCCACAATAGGTTTTGGATCACAGTGATAGAAAGCAGAACAGCTAAAGCTGTTAATCTCTACCAAATATACCCCCACGGCGTTATCGCAGATATCCAGGGTATAAGCTCGCTCGGGTTGCCATTTCTCAGCCGCAATTTTCCTCGCGAGATCGATGGCTTCGTCCGAATATCCCGCTTGGATATTAATTTCCCCATTTTGTTTGTATTGCGACCCGGCGACAACTTTATGGTCACATACAACAAAACGCCATTCATGATCGATTACTTGAGGATGGCTTACCACCACCAGACTATGGGGATCGACTCCATAAAAATCTTCCGTGTCTTGAACAAAAGATTTGAAATTGACTCCAGGAGGACATAGGGCATCCTCACACAATACATCGTCGATCCATTCACCATCATAAACTAGCTGACCAGTAAAATTCTTGAAACCGGAATCAGGCCTAACAAAAACGCTTGACCCTGTCCCACGCCCTTTCCATTGGTGATACAACCACTTCCAAAGACGCTTAAATTCGGCGTAGGGTAGAATAGCATAGCTGCTATTCAGGAGATATTTTCCAAAGTATGCGTAGTACTTCGAGCATGCAAAGTTTTTCAGGTCGCACCAGACCCCAGGTACCCATGCCTTATCTCGACGAATTCTGGCCCCCAGTTGTAAGGAACCACGAAAAATGACGCAATCATCTTCTAGCAAGGGTATCAAATCCGTTCTTTTAATGTCATGCAAAAGAACCTCAAGGCCTTGTTGACGAACAGCTTCGATGAAAGCATCGACAAGGTCATCTTCGAATATGTCGGTCTCGATGATCCATTTAGGAGAACTCATCTTCGGACGCCTCCAAGAAATCCACGATTACATCACCGTGACACGGTAGCGGGCTGCAATAGCAGCCAAGGGTCTTGCCTCTTAGTTCTTCGACCGCCAGTCGAAATCTATCGTCGTATTGGATTCGAGCATGAAAGTAATCTCGATACTTCTGAATAACCTCCATCCGAGTGCCATCACGTCCTATCCTGAATGGATTTCCGAAAATTGAAGGACGACCGATATCGACATCGCAAGGCGAGTTACGCTGATTAACGAGTTTCGTATGCATTTAGTATAGTTCGTATAGGTCTTCTACTTCTTCTCGGTCGATACCACATAGGACGGCAACAAATCCCCCGGTTAGTACAAATAATATTACAGGAACTAGTCGGTCGATGAGACCGCCGAGCCAGGCCCCGAAGCGTTCACCAGTGTTGGAATCGAGCCAGTAGTCGTCATTTCCTCTGGAGCAGGACATGCTACGCCTCCGAATTTCGAGGCGATAGACGCCTCAAAGTTCTCTTTGCTCAAACAAGACCTACAAACAAGGTAGGTCTTGGTCCCAATATTTTTCTTCTCATCTGGACGCCAGACGCCAACTAAATCGGCTGGTTTGTCGCAGAGAATACACTTGGATTCGTCAGGTTTCTGAACCAATTGATCTAACAAGCTTGCATTCTGCTTAAAGCGTCGAGCTTTCTTTCTCTTGATAGATGCCCTGAACCTGGCTTGGTTGGTCTTACGAGTCTCTCTCTTGCTCATCAGTTGCCTTTCTATACTGTGTCAATTTCTCTGGAAAACAATCCATGGGCTGTTAGTATAGCATCCCTTTCTTCTTGTCGTTTGCGTTCGGCGATTCTATTCAATGCTCCGGCTACTATGGGAGTAGAAAAATCCTCAACCCTTCCATAAGATCGGAATCGTCTTCGTTGATTATTGAGACGAGGGCCAGAATGAATCACTCCCCTGCCTCCCTGGGATTATAGCCAAAAACAGGCCCTGGTGGCTTTACGCAAGCCACCAGGGCCATCTATAAACCAAGACGCTGGTGGGTGTCGTTGGTTCTAGAATGAGCCTCTCTGCAAGAAGCTATTGGTAGGTGCCTGCAATGCCCCACGCAGCAACTGATCCTTGGAACAGGCATCGTCAAGGCCGAGAGCGACTGCCTTAGAGACTTCGAGTACAGCTTTCGCTTCGTCCTTTGCGATAAGATCGCTATAGTTATCTCTCAGAAAATTCACGGCGGTGGTCGCAATTCCGTCAACTACCTTTGTGACGATTGTTTTGACTTGCGGGTCCAAATCGAGAGAAGCGATTGAGTCTACAATCAGATCACGCAACGTAGCAGCAGTGGCGTTCGGATCTTCGTAGTTCGCCAGGACGGTGGAAATCTTGGCCACAGCCGCACAGATCTCAGCCTTTTTGGCAGCAACGGTTTCGTTACTGAAAACGAGCGTTGCCCCTTGAGTAGTGATCGTTCGCAATGCTGGGGTAATGACCGGCCAAAGATCGGTTTCACCCCAAGAACATCCCACCATCGGAACAGCCAACAAACAAACCAGCAACAACGACATAATTCTTGCTCTCATGTTTCAATCTCCTGTGACTTCAATTTTTTCACGAACCGAGCCAAGCCACGAGCTTGAATCGGCGTAGCAAGTTGATCCACATTATGGCAAGGACGCAGCACACTGCGTTTGCCTCTACATATTCTACCCAATCGGATCGGTGGTATGAAGGCTTTTCTAGAACTCATCATCATCCTTTATGATAAATCCGGCCTCTGCCATTTCTGCAAAGGCTTGGGCCAACAAAGGGGTAGATAGTTGAAGAGGGTCCTGATCCGCTCGCATCATGCTGCGATGACCTTTGGGCTTTCGGCGATAAAGTGGAAGATAAGTAGATTTTTTAGGACCTTCTTTAACTACCATTGATACCCCCAATGGCTAACGCCAATATAAATGGAACGGTTTCTCAGTCGGTACATCTCGTTGGCTAACCCAATTACTTAGAAGTGGAATCTCGAAGTTGAAGAGTACAAACGAATCCTGTGAGCTATTGTCATCTTCATCACAGGCAACCACACTCGTGGCCACAAACAAAAGCGAGAAAATAACCAGGATGGAAACTAATCGTCTCATTTTCAACCTTTCAAAAAGAAATATACAGACTGCCCCAGGAGGGATTCGAACCCTAAAAATCTTTTTTGTTTTTCCCACGATGAGTAGGCGTTTGCGAATGACAATTTGGACACAATATTGTTAAATTGTCAATTCTGTTATCGAATCTATTACCGTTCTTGTGCTCCAGTTCAAGGGGTAAAGGTTTTTTTCTCCATTCAGTTAAGCCGCATTCGTAACATCTATTTTCTAGTAAACCTTCGGCGATAAGCCGTTTTTTCAGTTTATCGGTATTCAGGTAGTCTGAATGTTCTACCAGTATTTCGTTTAATGGTCTTTTCTTGGCCCAATTATGAGTTTTCCCTTTTAAGTGCGACTGACCAGTAAAGTGGGATATATCGAGTCCTAGTTTAACTATTCTAGATTTAGCATGGACATAATTACCTCCCGATGTAGCTAGTCCAAGCTTTTTGAGTACTTGCCTTATCGAGCAAGAGGTCGCAACTACCTGCCGGAAATCCTCCACACTGTACTTTAACGGTCTTCCCATCCTGAAATCTCCTTACCTAAGGAAATATTCAGAATGGTAAATGCAAAGTCCTTCAAAAAAACTTGACTTTGCTAATACCCCCGACAGGAGTCGAACCTGTACGCCCCTAAGGGCAGCGGGACTTAAACCCGCTGTGTCTGCCGATTCCACCACGGGGGCTATTACGGCCTTTTGGCCCCCGTAACTATAACAAGAAGATCCACGGTCCGAAAACGGCCCCAGTTGAAACAGTGAATTGGTTTGAAAATACTGGGTTCATTTTATTTACCACCGCGTATACTCTTTATCCCTATCTTATCCAGAACGCTTCTGACTAAATCATCATCTGCCAAATTTCGGGAGGCACAGCGTTCCTTTTGTCCGTTTTCGTAGTTTCTGATTGCTCGTCGCAGATATTCGCGTTCTGCGTGAGTTAAGCCCCTCACTATGCAAGCCTCCGAACTACTACATACGTCTGTTCGTCGTAGTAGTCCGGAGGACCTGCAAGATTATAGTCGAAACTCAATGCATCCCGTCGATGATTTCGGGTGGATACAGCTTGATATCTTCGGGTTGCGTAGGTTCGACAGCTACGATTCGGTAAGGCTGACCACTGGCATTCAGGTAAACGTCCATGTTATATGCTGAGCCGTTGGTTAGTTGACCACGAACTTGCAGGACGATACCTTCGGTATTGATTGCTACTCCATTTGGGTCGGTAAACCGACCGGATATAGTCGGAGCAACCATACACTGCAACACATCGACGTTTGATCCTACCAATGCCCTCAAAGTGAACTTATTGTCTAGCGGGCTCACTGGTGGGGCAGCCGCAAACTTGCTTGGGTTCGTGGTAGCGGGCTGTGTGACAGCGAAAGTCTCGTTGTAAGCATCCAACGGGTCAGGTATGTACGACTGACTGGTGGGATGTAAAACGGTTGGAGCAACCGCTAGATTGGGCATGATGACCACTAGAAGGGCCATCATTTTTCCAAAGAACGTCATCACTTTCTCCTAGCTGGGTTCGACGTAAGTCATGTACCACCCCGGTACTAGAGCGAACTGTTCCCAATCCAATGAGATCGTATACGCTCCCGGCTCGACCCCATTGGGGTCTATTGTGATGGAGAAATTAGCGTGAACGCTATCAGGGAGTAGCAATTGTACAGGCGGATCAAAAGCAACCCAGGTCGAATCCAAACTGGGGTTGCTATCGATAATGGCATGTGGGATTATCACCACTTCACTACTGCCTGTATTCCAGACCTCTGCTGCGAATGTCAGAGGATTTTGATCAGAAACGTCAATCGGTTCGGTGGGTAGGGTGGTTGTTTTATTGAAGACATAGGGTCCCGACCAATTATCGAGTTCAATAATGGCTTGGGCGGTAATGACTTTGGTATTCCCTCCACGGAATCCAACTGTGGTCCGCAGTGTTACTTCATACTTCCCTGGGTCCCGATAAATATGATCAGCAGTTGCTCCCTGGCTAGAGCTTCCGTCACCCCAGAACCATAGCTGGTCTACGCTAAGAGCGTATTGACGAGCGATAACAGGAAACATGTCGTAGAAAGTACGCCGATCTGCGGCGATGGCATGGACGGTATAACCTGCGTCTTTATCGCGATGGACCTGCCCCAAAGACTGCATATAGGTAGTTGGGGCATTGGGTTCTGGAGGATCGTAGAACGAGGCCCCAAACAGGACTCTCTGTTCTCCGGCCTGATCCGTCCATGTGAATGAGATATATCGAGGTATCAAAATACAGGCCAAGACTATCAAGCACAGTGGTATGCCGATCGCTAGGCCAATCTTCGTACCCTTCTGCATAGCCATTTTAGACCTTCCCTTCTGGTCTTTTCGTCTCTAGATTAGTAGCTTGATTACTTCTGTGATGATAGACATCACCAGACTTGTAAGGCCACCTGCAATAGCACCTATCTTACTGGCTTCGCTTAATACCATGACAGACTGTCCTTACTAGTCTTTTCGCCACCAGGTGAAAAGACCAACAATGAGTTCGAACAACAACTGCCACCAAGTCTTAGGTAAAGGCTTGGTGGCTAGTTGCTCATAAGCGACAGGACCATATGCCATGAAACTTAGTCATCTGCACAGGCGGCTGCGAATGCCTGCATGCCTCCGAGGTTGACAATCGGCATATCAACCTGCTTCTCAGTCCCTGCGTCCTCATCCTTGAGCGTGATGTTCTGGACCTGGACGCCCTGTAGGGCCAAGATTTCAGCCATGCTGAGACCGTCAAACGGATTATCTCCACCGACTTGTGCCAATGTGGCAACAGTCAGCTTTGTTAGCCCGGTCAAGTTATCGCCATTGGCGTCGGTCGTGGGCATAGCAATGGTGGCCTTGATGATTTGGTTGCTTTCCTGGTTCAGGGCGATAAAGATCGGTAACCCTGGGGCAACCATGTCCGAGGTTTGGAGCGATGCTGTTGATACTAGTCCGTACGGCATGTTCTGTTTCTCCTGTGTTTACAGAACGGTTTGGGATTGACATACTGCGTTACGAATGACCCAATTGTAAAAGGTCTCTTGTTACTTTTGAATGGCCCCGGCAGGATTCGAACCTGCACTCCGCATTGCGGACCGGGATTCTGAGTCCCGTGCGTCTGCCAGTTCCGCCACAGAGCCGTTTTGGCCACTGAATTTTAGTGGCCAAAAGAAATCTTCACAATTTTTAATATGTGCTTCCACCCCTCCGAGGGTGAGTTCGGGAGCCGTTTGCTCCCGAAAAGCCAAAAACTACATTTTTACCCAATGATTCGGTCGGCTCATCAGGGCAAGCCTACATTAATAAAAAATCTTTAGTTAATCTTATTGTACCAGCATCGCATGATCGCGTATCTCCCAATTTTGTTTTTCGTCGTATATCCTTGCATTTCTTCCTGTATCTTCGTGGTCCTACTGCATTATACCATAGGACTCAGTGTTCTTCCTGCGTATTCTTCCCAACAAACTGGCCGAGGAGGGATTCGAACCCTCAAGCCCTTGCGGGCAACGGATTTTGAATCCGCCGCGTCTGCCGTTCCGCCACTCGGCCCTGTTTGTCCCTGCTCATCTCTTCGGTTATCGACCGAGTAATCGACCAGTGTTCGGGCAAATGTTGGGGCTGCATCGTATCTACAAAATGTTGCCGCCACCGAACATAGAAAGCGTCTATATCCTCGATTTTCTTCGCTACTATTGCTCCGTGGGTTCGGAGGCCACCTTGGTGGCGATAGTCAAGACTCAGTCTTTCGAGTTCTTCACGATCCGGCGTATGTCCAAGGTAGCGACTTAAACGAAGCTCAAGTTCCCGAATACGTTCTGGCGGCATCTTCTTTCGATAGGCCACCAAAGCGTGTGCTATCTTATTATACTTGAAGAATTCGTTCTTGTCAACTCCATTGATCGTTCCTTCTACAGGAGCATCATATTCCTTTGCTATACGGAGCCTTAGCTGCCAAGCAAATCTTCTTTCGTACTTACGATGACACGTCTCACAAACAGGCAAGATGTCATGATGATTGTTACCTGCCGTTTCAGTATGTCGTCGGTAGCAGAGTGGTACCACATGATGTTTGGTGATATCTTCTCGCGTACCACAAACTACGCATTTGCTTTCACGGGTCTGTAGATAGAAGTCGTCCCCGGCCTTACCTAGCCCTTCGGGCTCAAAAGTAAGCCGAATGACCATTGGCTGATTGTCGGCTCCGAACTCAACGACCTCCGCCAAATGGGCTTCGTGGTTCAAATACCACTCGGCCCGATGCTTGGCACAGCGGAACATAGGTATATCGTCAGGAGACAATACCAGGCAATTTGAGTAAATATCCCTAGGCACGAGCGACCTCTGCTTGAATGCCCCAGGCAGGATTCGAACCTGCACGCCTTTTCAGGCACCAGAACCTCATTCTGGCGGGTCTGCCAATTCCCCCACTGGGGCTTAAAACTGGGTATCATGAGCTACTTCCTATCCTGCTTATACTACATTTAGGCTTTTTCGCTTATTCCGCCGTATCCGTATGGGCGAGATAAGTTCGTAACGGCTCTTGGCATAATTCACACAGTATGAGCCTTACTGCTGCTAAAACTCGGGGCAGGTCAGCAGCCACTACTGCTGGCCTAGCCTCTGCTAGCGATCTGTCGCATCGCCTACACCTAACGCGACTTTCTATTTTTACCAATTGTCCTTTTTTAGAGCAGAAAAGTTCCACGGCGACGGGCCTGCTTTTTGCCACAGGCTGGTCAATACTCAAAAGGACTTGAAATCTTTGTCCATTACCTATTTCTGTAATATCTGTTACTAAGTTTTGGGCTGATAATCCTGCCTCGCAGCCCGAATCAGTCAGAAATTCGATAATGGTCTTTTCGACTGATTGCCATTCCACTTCCTGCATTAGGCTTTCCCCTACAAGCCCAAGTGGCTAATCTCCACCTATTCTACGCAGAAATTCGGTTTCGTCAATAATCTCGATCCCGAGACTTTGGGCTTTAGCCAACTTACTTCCGGCCTTTTCCCCAACAACAAGCAGATCGGTTTTTCCACTAACTGAACTGCCCGCCGTTCCACCGTGGGCTTCAATGGCCTCTTGTATACCTTTACGAGTAAAGTGCTCCATCTTCCCGGTAGCAACTACTACTTTTCCGGTTAGGGCCAAATTGTCAGCTTTCACTGTTACCTCCACTGGCTTCGCCTCGACCTGAACCCCTTCAACAGCTAGGTCATCCAATATCTGCCCGTGCTCGCGGAACCAATTCCATATCGTCTGGGCCATAATAGGCCCAATTTCATCCACTGCCTCTAGCTCTTCTATACCTGCTCCACGCAACTCTTCGATACTTCCGAAGGCTCGTATCAGCTTCTTGGATGCCCTTGTCCCTACGTGAGGGATGTTGAGAGAAGCCACAATTCGGTCAGGGCTTCTAGTTTTACTGTCTTCAATGGCTGTGAGCAACTTTGCTACCTTCCTTTTGCCCATCCGAGGGAGCTTAACCAAGGATTCTTGGTGTTCATGCAGCCTATACAGATGAACAACGTTCCTGACATACCCCTCGTCAACCAACTGCTCTACGATCGCCGTTCCCATGCCATCGATGTCCATTTGGTCTCTGCCGCAGAAATACTCAACCTTGGCCTTGACCTGGGCAGGACAAGTGGGACTCATGCAACAAAGGGCGACGTTCTGTCCTTCGCGACTTAATGGACTATCGCAACTTGGGCAGGTTTCTGGTTCTCGAATTTCGATCCTTTCCATTCCCTTGTTTGCGATACCAACCACCTGTGGGATAATCTCACCAGCCTTTTCGACGAGTACCTCATCACCAATGCAAATACCGAGTCGTCGAACCTGATCAAAATTATGCAGCGATGCTCGCTGCACAGTTGTTCCGGCCAGTTCAACCGGGGCCAAATTGGCCACGGGAGTAACCGTACCAAGTTTGCCAACTTGATAGTCAACGCTACGCAGCCTTGAGGCTGCCTGTTCAGCGGCAAACTTGTATGCCACGCACCATCGCGGAGCCTTTGAGTGGGCTCCAAGTTTCTTTCGCAAGGCCTGGCTGTCTACCTTCACAACCAAACCATCGATGGGGTATGGATAATCCTTATTTCTGGGGTCCCATTCATCGAGCAGTTTAATGACCTCGTCAATGGTCTCGCAGATACGTCGTTCCGGGGAAAACCATATCCCGAAGTTCGAAATATCACCGGTTTCCTCAAAGTAAGAATCCCGGCAATAGGTTTCTGTTCCCCAAACAAAGCCGTGGGCAACAAAGTCCAATTGTCGCTCAGCGACAATCTTGGGATCAAGCTGCCTAATCGTTCCCGCCGCTCCATTCCGTGGATTAGCAAAAGCATCTTCTCCAGCTTCCACTCTTGCCTGGTTGTATCGTTTGAAATTCTGGACTGGCCAGAAGATTTCGCCACGTACGTACATCAACGCAGGGACGTTAATGTGTGGATATTCACCTGCCCCGATGGATAGAGGGATTCTCTTGATGGTCCGGACGTTCTGGGTAACGTCGTCGCCCTTCTGGCCATCACCACGGGTCACTGCCTGTACAAGTTCCCCGTTTACATACTTAAGAGAGATGGCGACGCCATCGATTTTCGGATCAACGCAGTAACGAACTGCCTGCCCTTCGGCCGCTTTGCGGACACGTTCGTCGAACTTGCGTAGCTCCTCGGCGTTGTACGTATTGTCTATAGACAACATGGGGAAAGCATGCTCGACAGCCGTGAAGCTGTCGAGCACTTCCCCGCCTACCCTCTGGGTCGGAGAGTCGGGCGTCACCCATTCAGGATGAGCTTCTTCTACAAGTCGTAGCTGTTCCATCATCAGATCGTATTGACGATCTGATATTACAGGCTTCGCTTCGACATAGTAAAGATGGTCGTTACGCCGAATTTCATGACGCAACATTTCCAACTGCTTCTGAGCATCGTCCTGAACAGTACTCATCGTTTTCATCCTTTGCTCGTACAGGCGACATTGCCGCCTTGTTATTATAATCCACGCAGACATCCAAACACATCTGCCTACAAATAGGATCTTCGTAACAATCGTGGTTCAAGATCCAATTCAAACGCTCAGCCCTCATGTCAGGGCCAATGCGGCCAACAGGATCTCCACCTTCCCTTAAGTAGATGATACAAGGGAAGTGCCACTGCCCGGCAATCGCCATATCATCCAGCATCAGCCAACAATGTCGGCAGTCGTTTTCAGACATTCCACGAACGTGACGATCACCACGCAAATGAGCAATCCTGTATCGCAGGATTGGATATTTCGCCAAAACCTCTTCAGGCAAATCCTGCAAGGCCAGCAAGGCCTTGTCGTACTGAGCCGCTGGGATTACTCGAACGTCAGAAACACCCAGAGAATCAGCAAACAAGACAGCCTCAACGCACTGATCGATATTGGCTTCCGTGAAAACCATACCCACCGTTACGTACGTCCTCTTGGACAATTCTCGGATACGATCTACAACCACTCCCCAAGAGTTAGAGACGCCCGCCATGTTATCGCCGATGGAGCAACAACCACCATCTAACGAGATGGAGAAGTCGTTTACTCCAGCATCCAACAGTTCCAAGTACAGGTCCATGTCTGCTGAACCATTCGTCGAGACTGCGATTCTTTCTACTCCACCGTCACGACACATGCGTACCAAGTCCGTCAAACGCTTGTATAACGAAGGTTCCCCACCGGAGAACCGGACATTCTTCAGACCTTCGTCTAACCAATGTCCGACCGTCTGTTCGGCCAATTCGAATGGCATCGTACCACGACAGTCCTTTCGAAGTCCTCGGCAATAACGACATTTGAAGTTGCAGGTGTCCGTGAGAATCAGTTCGCATCGCTGTAGTGGCGTCTCTGTAGACGCACTGAAAGCTCTGCTATCCGAAAGCGTGTAGAATCCGATTTCCTCCAATCTTGCCATGGGACACCTGCCTTCCTGCTAGGGCGATCTTGTACACAAAACGCCTTGGTGGCCATTCAAGATGAATGCCTGCCCTAGCCATCGTTTTTGTTACATTCACTCCTGCTGCTTCGGGATTCACTTCCGTTACCATTTCCGGGTGGTCTTCCAAAAAAGCGGCCACCATTTGCCTCAGAAACTTATTCACTTTGGGCTGCCAATATAGCAGGCAACGCAGTTGTCTATCTGTCCAGTTTGGGTGTTTCTTTCGCATTTTTCCCACATGCCCAGCGAGGTAAAACCTCACATAAATAGCGTATATAGGTGAGTCCAAATCTAGAACATCCCCTAATATACTGGCCGAAGGTGGGCATCCGTCCTTCTGGCCATAATTCGGACAGCCTTTAGGATGATTGGGATAAGGGTGTAGACAAAGGCGTCTCACGCTCTCGTCAATTACTGGTCGTACTCGTACGTGACCACCATTCATCCTACAATGCCTCAGGCAGGACTCGAACCTGCACGCCCTTGCGGGCACCAGGACCTAAACCTGGCGGGTCTGCCAATTCCCCCACTGAGGCTAACAGCCGAATAGGGTGTTTTTCTTCCGATAGCGGGCGATTGCATACGCGACCATTGCTAAGGGCCAAACAACCCAGTTCAGCATAGCTACTCCGAAAATTCTCGCTTCTGAATAACGACGGTCCCTGGCCATCTTGCTCATCGCAAACAGCATCCAGCCGAAACCGACAACTACCCAAATAACCAGAAGAGAAGCTAGGATTATGTAGTTTTCTTCCAGCATCAGTCGGTATCCTGCTTATAGCTTACCTGTTACAATATACCAGGCTTCTATCTGGCCAAAGTATAATGTAACAACTAGGAACTCATTATGACCAGGATCTTCGATGCATCTCTAACAATAGGCCATTTTCGGGCCAAATACGCCGGTCGGGGCGATCCTTACCGCGAAATTCGTCGTCATGCTCGTTCCATAACCCGAACCTGGCATCAAGTATGTATGGCTCCTGGCTGCAATTACAGAAAACATGTGGAAACCTGCCATTTGACACCGATCGCAGATTTCCCAGCTACAACTAGTATAACACAAATTAACGACCCGAGCAACTTAATTTTGCTTTGTCCGAACCATCACAAGGAATTCGATTCCGGAGAACTAGTGGTCGAGGATCGCATCAGCGGACTAAGCGATAAAGATATTATTGATTAGAATCTTTATTTCATTCTTTTCTTCAATTCCTGGTCGTTAACTTCCAACAGTAATCGACCATATGGTTTGCTCATATTCTCCCCCATAATGATAGCCATGTCTTCCAAATCGTCGAAAAGTTCACCTGGGAAACCTTTGGGAAGCTCGGGTGGATTGCCGGATTTATCCACCAATTGTATCATACGCCCCTTTGTTTTTATGAAAAGACCAGATATAGAAACCTTCTCTGGACCATCGAGAGTTAAAGTCCACTCGACTCGATCGTCTTTTTCTTCGCGATGAATAGCAGCAACTGTAGTTGTGGGAATCATTCGCGATCTCCTCGTTTCTGACCTGCGGCCTTCATAAGGCCGGGGAGTAGTTCAAAGTAATCGTCTGAACTGAGTACTGGTGCTGATTTTTTCACCTTTAATTGACCGGTTTTGCACAACCGTAGAATCTCATGCTCTTGCTCGGCATTCACTTGTATGCTGGCTATTTGGTATGGTTTGAGGGTGATCCCTGCAACGAGAATGGTCAACTTCGTCGCATTGGCTACCTCATACTCACACATCTCATAGTCTGGCATTACTGCAAG